TATGGAAACTTGAGCCATCTGCAAGTAATGACGTTATTGTTGAGGAATTCTAATGAATGACGGATGGGAAGGGTTAGAAAACGTAGCCACAGACGTTAGAGATTCTCAACAAGCAACTGAGGATTTAAATAAATTATGCCTCCGAGTTTTTGGCTCAGAGGATGGAGAAAAACTAATGAAGTGGCTTAGGTCAGCTTTGTTAGAGCAGCCAGTTGCCTTGCCTGGCTCTGACCCAAGCTATGCGTTCTATCGAGAAGGGCAGAACTCTGTAGTACGGGATCTTGAAGCAAGGATCTTAAAAGCAAGGAAAATGTAAACATGGAAAATACCGAAGCAGTCCAGCCCACAGAGGAAGGTGGCCTACTGGACTCAGTAACAACTGAGGACAGCCAAGGTACCGAGCAGCAAAACCCAGAATCGTCACAGATATCTCATCTATCAGAGCCAGAGGATGACACCCCCTTAGACAGACCAGATTGGTGGCCTGAGAACTTTTGGAAGAAAGACGATTCAGCCCCCGATCTTGAGGGCATAGCAAAGTCTTGGATGGATCTTAGGAAACAGATATCGCAAGGCAAACACAAAGCACCAGCTGATGGAAAGTATGACGTGTCTGCCTTTGGCTCTATTCCTGAGAATGACCCAATTCGATCCCATGTGATGGGTTGGGCAAAAGAAAATGGGATATCGCAGATGGCCTTAGATAGTCTCGTTGGCACAGTTGTTGGTATGGGAGCAGAGAAAGTAGAGTCTGTTACCAGATCCCTTGCTGAAGAGAAAGCATCCCTTGGGCCTAATGCAGATGTAATTATTAAGGGAATGACAGATTGGGCCAGGGGTCTTGTAAACAAGGGGGTATGGGGCAGGGATGACTTTGAAGAGTTTAAGTATATGGGCGGTACTGCCAAAGGCTTAAAGGCTTTGATGAAACTGCGTGAAACCTATGAGGGCTCTCGCATCCCAGTTGAGTCTGTACCCATTGAGGGCGCTCCCTCCAAAGATGAGCTGTACCAAATGGTTGGTGATCCTAAGTACAAAACAGATCCATCCTACCGAGCCAAGGTTGAGAAGATGTTTGCTCAAAATTTCGGCTAATATAAAGAATCTCCTCACGAGAGTGACCCTTACCCCGGTGCAGTTAGCCGGGGGTTTTTTTATCCACATTTAGTTGGTATAAAAAATATTTCACTAGATGTTGTATTTTTCCTACATTTCTGCTAGAAACTCATTAAGGCATACCATTTAGTTGGCCCTTGATGCAGATTAATCTGACGATTGGCTACCGCAAGTAGCAAGCGTAGGCCCTGGCAACAGGCACACCAAAGCAAAAACCCAATTTATTTTTTACCTATTTAGGAGAAACACATGAGCATTTCATTATCTAATGCCTTTGTTACCCTCTTTGATGCTGAGGTAAAACAGGCTTTCCAGGGCAAAGCAATGCTGGTAGGTGCTGTTCGTCAGCGTAGAGGAGTTGAAGGCTCTACTGTTAAGTTTCCAAAGGTTGGCAAAGGTGTGGCTACCCCACGCATTGCACAATCTGACGTAACTCCATTAAACGTAGCATTCTCAAGTATTACTTGTACGCTTGCTGATTACAATGCCGCTGAATATAGCGATATCTTTAATCAAGCTAAAGTAAACTTTGACGAGCGCCAAGAGTTGGTTCAAGTATTGTCTAACGCTATTGGCCGCAGACAAGACCAAATGATTCTTGATGCACTCGGAAATACCAGCACCAGCTTGACTGTTTCTAACGATATCGGTGGTAGCGATACCAACATGAACGTAGCCAAGTTGCGTGAAGCTAAGAAGTTGTTGGATAAAAATAACGTACCTCCAGAGGGCCGTCATATTATCCTCCACGCAAATGGCTTATCATCGTTGTTGTCTGAGACAGCAGTAACCAGCTCTGACTTCAATACTGTTAAAGCACTTGTTGCTGGTGAAATCAATACTTTCTTAGGCTTTACTTTCCATATCCTTGGTGACCGCTCTGAGGGTGGCCTAGCAGTTGATGCGTCTTTAGACCGCACTTGCTTTGCTTTCCATAAAGATGCACTTGGCTATGCAGAAGGTATTGCCCCACGCACCGAAATTAATTACATCCCTGAGAAAACCTCGTTCCTAGTGAACAGCATTTTCTCTGCTGGATCGATTATTATCGATGATGAGGGTATTGTCAAAATCACCGCTCGCGAATCTTAATCTAAGGAGAGACTGATATGGCATATTCTGATACTGGTTTAGTAACTGTCTGTGCATCGAAGGCTGGTAATGCACCATCGATGTATTTGTATAAAACCGCTGATACCCAAGCTACTGTTAACACAGTTGGTTATTTTGCATCTTTAAAAGACGTGTTAAAAGTTGGAGACGTTATTTTTGTTTATGACTCTACAACCCCAAGTCTTGTATTAACTTATGTTAACTCGGTAACGTCAACAACTGTTGACATTGCTGATGGTACAACTGTAAGTGCAACCGATACTGACTAATAGTATCTAGTAACAAGATGGGCTATTGCTGGCAAAACTGGCGATAGCCCATTCTTACATTGGAGATTTAAATGGCAGCTGGCGATACCGCATTATCAATATGTTCTGATGCTTGCGTAATGTTAGGCGCAAAGCCAATCTCCTCATTTAATGAAGGAACTGACGAGGCATCAATTGCAGACCGCTTATATGCGGATATTCGCAATCAAGCCCTCATGCTTTACCCTTGGTCATTTAGCTTTAAAAAGACCTCTATTGCTCAATTAGTAACAACACCTACTAACGAGTACCGCTACGAATATCAGTTGCCTGGAGACCGCTTAGGATCACCTAGAGCTGTTTATGATAGTAGTTCTGTTGGCATCCCACCTCGTTAAGAATACAGAATTATGGGTAGCAAACTGCTTACCGATTATCAACAGGTTTATATTGACTATCAATACGCTGTACCCGAATACGATATGCCAAGTTACTTTGTGCAGCTGCTCAAATACATGATGACTTGGCACCTTGCTTTACCTATTACAGACCAAACAGAGAAGAGCCAGTATTGGCAGTCTGTCGCTGTTGGCTCACCAGCTGAAAATGGCAGAGGTGGATATCTAAGACAGGCTATGAATATTGATGGCCTTAACCAGCCAACCAACGCAATTAACGATTTCTCACTTATTGCTGTGAGGTATTAATGGCTCGCTTTGTCTCTATCCAGACAAACTTTTCTACTGGTGAATTAGACCCATTGCTCCGAGCAAGGGTTGATTTGGCTGCCTATCAGAACGCATTAGAAGAGGCCACCAATGTAGTGTGTCAGCCACAGGGTGGCATTAGACGTAGACCTGGCACTAAGTACATTGCATCGTTACCAAACAGTAGCACAGAGTCTGCTGGCAACGGAACCCGCTTAGTTGAGTTTGAGTTCAGTACATCGGATTCCTATATGCTTTGCTTTACGCATAATCGGATGCACATCTTTAAGAATAAGGCTTTGATTACGGCCATCAATGGTGGGGCTAATGATTATTTAGATACCTCATCATTTGGATTAACTGGCGCACGATTAGCTAATATTGTTTGGACACAATCAGCGGATACCCTTATTGTGGTTCATCCTGATATTGCACCTATTAAAATTGTAAGAGGAGCTAACGATGCTACTTGGACTGCTACTGCTATTACCTTTGATTCTATTCCAAAGTATGCTTTCATCATTTCTTCATTTAGTCCAGCGACAACATTAACCCCATCCGCAGTAGCTGGGAAAGTAACTTTAACTGCTGGCGCAACAGTATTTCATAATGGAAGAGATAATACTGCTGTTGCTGGTGGCGCAAATACAATTACTTTAGATGCTGGCGCACTTGCTACCGATGATATTTATAATGGATCAGTTATTACCATTACATCCGGTACTGGCTCTGGTCAATCAAGAGTAATTAGCGATTATGTTGGTAGCACTCAAGTTGCTACTGTTTCAACAAATTGGGCTACACAGCCAAATAACACATCTGTATTTTCAATACAAAGCCACGTTGGGCAATATATTAATGCGGTTCCGCAAGGAAGAGCCAAGATTGTTAAATACACTTCTGGTACTGTTGTTGATGCTATTACTGAATTTCCATTTTTTAATACAACCGCTATTGCAAGTAGCTCATGGGATTTAGAGCTTGGTTATGAAAATGTTTGGTCTTCAATAAGAGGATATCCACGTTCAGTAACATTCCATGAAGGCCGCCTATATTTCGGTGGATCTAAGTCGCGCCCCTCTACCATATGGGGTTCTAAGGTTGGATTGTTTTTTGAATTTGACCCAACAGAAGGCTTGGATGACGATGCGGTTGAGGCTACACTAGACACCAACACATTCAACGCTATTGTTGACATTATCTCTGGTAGAGACTTACAAGTATTTACAACAGGAGGTGAATTTTATGTTCCTCAAAACGGCCTTGACCCAATTACTCCAACGAATTTCTTTGTTAAAACAGCAAGCCGTAACGGCATTAAAGAAGGTGTTAGGGTTCAACAGTTAGAGTCTGGCACCCTGTTTGTACAACGACAAGGGAAATCATTAAATGAGTTTGCTTATACTGATACGCAGCTTACATACGTCACGCAGAAGATATCATTGCTTGCTGGCCATCTCTTGCGTACTCCAACTCGTATGGCTTTGCGTAGGTCTGTGGCTACTGATGAGAACGACTTACTGCTAATTACTAATGCAGATGACGGCATGATGGCTGTGTTCTCATTGCTACGCGCCCAAAACGTCATTGCCCCATCCGAGTTTATTACTGTAGATGGATCCTTTGTAGATGTAGGTGTAGATATATCAACCATCTATGTGGTAGTCAAGCGCAATGTAAACGGCACATTCCAATATTTTGTAGAGGCATTTGATAACGACTTGCTGACAGACTGCGCTAAAACTGGTGGAGCTGCCGCATCTGTCTCAATGAGCCATGTAGCTACAGAAACAGTTAACGTAATTCTTGATGGATCTGTACAGGCTAACCAAACAGTACCAGGCGGTGGCACAGTTACATTCCCACGCTCATCAACTACTAAATTTGAGGTAGGCTTGCCTATATCTGTAAAAGCAGTAACCATGCCGGTAGACCTAAAGCTACAGACAGGCACACGCATTGGATTTAAGAAAAGGATTGTTGAGGTTAATGCGTTGGTGGCCAGTACCCAGCACATGAAGATTAATACAATTGAGGTGCCATTCAGAGCGTTTGGTGACATCCTTGATGAAGCGGTTGACGAGTACACAGGCACTAAAACAATGCATGGACTTTTAGGTTATACAACTGAAGGCAAGATTACAATTGAGCAAGACGTGCCATTAAAGATGACATTGCTTGGCTTAGAGTACAAAGTAGCAACACATCAAGGAACTTAATATGAGATTTTCTAGACAAGACCTTAAAAACTTTGATGGCCCAATCGGTGATCCATTTAATGGCCCAGCAGTAAACAAGCATATTGGACAGAAATATCAAGACCC